AGAACGGGACGAGGCACTACCAGGGCTTCCTCATTCTCAAACGCAAGAACAGGATGACTTGGCTCAAAACAAACTTAAACGAGCGCGCACACTGGGAAAAGACGAGAGGAACTGATCAACAGGCAGCAGACTACTGCAGAAAGGAGGAGACGCATCCTGAAGGAAGCTTACGTTTCGAGTTTGGAACTCTCAAAGCAGCACTCAAAAGGAAAGAACGGGACGACCTTGAAGACGCAGTCATTGAAGAAGTGAAGAAACTGCAGGAGGAAGGCTTCAGAAGTGTCAGAGACATCGACCCACAAGTGTTAGCAAGGCCAGGGTTCATGGCAGCATACAACGCACTCACTGCGGACCTTCTTGGTGTTTACAGGCCTGAACTCAAGATTGTCACAATGGTCGGTCCTCCTGGAACTGGGAAGAGCTACGCAATCAACGCACTCTTTCCAAACGCAGGCAGAGCAATCATGGGCAACAGTGGCACTTGGTTCAGCAATCCAACAGCAACTGTCATGGTGTTCGAAGAGTTTGCAGGGCAGATTCCACTGCAGAAGATGCTGAAGCTACTCGACCCTTATCCGATGGCACTCGAAGTCAAGGGCGGAATGAGACCTGCAATGTACACACTGGTCATCATCACGAGCAACACAAGGCCAGATGGATGGTACAGGAACGAAGAGCAGGACGGGAAGCGTTCAGACGCTCTCCTTGCACTCTGGGACAGGCTTGGCTTCAGCAACGGAACGAACAGGTGCTACAGGACATGCGGAACATACTTGGAGCCTGTACGCGGCATGGCACTCGGAGCAGCAGGTACTTGGATCGACAACACTCGCACTTGGTTCATGAATGAACTCGCAAAAGCAGCGCACATGGAAGAGCACGAAGAGCTGAGCGACGAGCAACTCAGCCAGGTCGAACAAGACAAGCTTGAAGATGACGTTGCATCTCTTGACGTCTAGAAATGGCCGGTAATACTATCCCGGCCATTATAGACATAGTTCCATAGTTCCAACAATATTTAAAGAAACCTGGCTGTGCGCGGAACTATCCTCTCTTATATCCCTTTCTTTCCTAAACAATTATAGGATCCCATTAGCTTGGTGGTGTTCCAGGGGCTTAGTGAAAAAATATAGGATCCCATTAGCTTGGTGGTGTCAAGGGGGCAGTTAGGATTGATAGGGGTGGGTGCGAAGATACTCCTCGTCATGGTCAAGGTCAGAGGGGTCAGTATCCGTGAAGAGAGAAGCGTCAAGGGTCTTTTCCTTGTTAAGATCCTCAACAGTAGTCGTCCGGCGGGCTGTTGGGTCATGAAGGCGAGTACGGCGTCCAGCAGCAAAGTCACGGCGGCGTCGGGCAGCAGCGAGAGCAGCAGGCGTATCAACACGTTTAGACCTTATAAGTCTCTGCTGAAGATCAGATGGAGCTCCAGGATCGAGTGGACCATGTGGACTGCCAACATAGTCAGGGTCATCCAGAGCATCACGACGTTTTTCAAGCTCATCAACCAGATAGTCAGTAACATCATCAGGATCGTCAAGGCCAGACTCCATAACAGCAGAAACAACACTCCTTGGCTTCTTGGATGGCGGAGTATAGCCACTCCTGTCACGAGTAAAGACACGCTCCTCAGAATCAAGAGACTGAGTAGCAAGAGGATCCTCACGAACAAGAGCTCGAGTCGCAGTTCCAGCAGAAGCTCCATACTTGGGATTACGGAATGTAAAATAGTACGTCTGTTGAAGAATAAACTCGACATTCTTCGGTGATGTTGGTGCAGTAGTCGGCAAGTTAAACGCAACAAAAAGAAGCGGAGCAAAGAAATTAAGGTTAGAAACTGCATTGAAATAAGCATTATCGTTGTTGTTGTCACTATCTACTGTATTAAGTGTACAGTCATGGAACGTAGTCCTCTCTTGAATGTCAGATGCCCAGCAGGTACGAGCACACTTGGCAACACTATTGTTCAATGCCGTGCGCAAAACAGAACCCGAGGACTCAAGAATCTGTTTATAAGTCGTAGGGGCGGGGTTGTTGGCACCAGGCGTTGTTTGCATAGCTTCAAAAATAGTGCCAGCACGATCATATGCAGTCACAATCTGGAGGGCGGGGAAGTCGGAGTTGCTAGACCCAATCGGAGTAGTGACCGCAATCTTCGAAATAACACCATCACACTTGACCTGATCAAAGAGTTGAGTATACGACCTATAGAGTGCCGAGGAAGTGGCACCAGCCTTGAGGGAGGTGGCGGGCGAGGCGGAGTATGCACGGTAGTTGGCAAAGGGTGTGGATGTTGCGACGGTGCTAGCATTCTGGTTTGCTTTAATCTCCACAGAACAAAGCTCTTCAACAACAACCTTCACACGGGTACGGGAACGTGAAGTGAGTGAACCACCTATTGAACGATAACGACGACGACGGAAACCAGAACGACGCCTATAACGCCTGTACCTGGAGTATCCACGACGCCTGTACCTAGAGTAATAAGGCATTTGCAAATGTGCTAGGAAATAAAAACCACAAGGGTTCAACGCACACAAGGTGCTTAAATAGCGGTCTGAATGTACAGTTGCAATTGTAAGTAATCTGAATCCGAGCGAAAAAATGTGATTGGACCAGCATTTAAACGCGGTGAGCAATTTCTTTTAGAGAATTTAAATAACTTTTCTTTCCAAGGAATGAACGACAACAAATTTGGACGCTGGAATCAGTGGTATAAACTTAATCATGAGCATCTCAGAGAAGACGACTACATCGGATGGGTGCTCTGCAGGCAGCTCATCAACGAAACAAGAAGCACCGGTGAAGAGATGGTGTTTCACCATCAACAACCCAACGGAGGAAGACAAGTTCTGGGAGAACGGGGAGGGGCAAGCTCAACTGGAGTATCTCATCGTGCAAGAGGAAATCGGAGAGAACGGGACGAGGCACTACCAGGGCTTCCTCATTCTCAAACGCAAGAACAGGATGACTTGGCTCAAAACAAACTTAAACGAGCGCGCACACTGGGAAAAGACGAGAGGAACTGATCAACA